GAGTCAGACTATAATTTTTCACGCCCACTATATCATCTTCTGGATTAATTTGTGTTGTCTCAGTGACAGATCTTATTTGTATTATTCCATACTTTGATTCTGTTGTTGCAGATTGATAATATAAAGTTTCTGGCGCTGTAGTCGGAACCGTAAAAGTAATTGTGCCAGAATCTGTTCCGTTATTTGTAACACCTGTTGAATAAATTGTTGATGTAGAACCATCAGCAGATAATTTTTCCTTATAAGGCTCTGTCATGATCCAAAAAGGATCGCCTTTGGCATCAACGATAAATTTATAAGTGTTGCCCCTGTACAGAGTAATAATTGGATTGCGTTCATTTTCTTTATGCGGGAAGTTCCATGCTCTTGCACTGCTACCATCATCAGGCCATGTCTCAACCTTAAATTCAACTGTGGCGTTAGTGCCAACAGAATCAATTTCTATAGGATTAGGCCCGTCTGGTAGCCAATAGTATTCTCGATAATTAATTAATTTGTCATAGTCAATAGCCGGATTCCACGAATAAACTGTTTCTTTGTTTAGGCGATCATGATTGTTTACTTTAGCACCAAAAAATTTCAGTTGATTTATATAATCGTCATATGTGCCTGTAAACTTTACTTGATCCTCTGGATTGACACTAGAGGTATCCTTATCAGTGTAAGTGACTGTAGGTTCTAATTGATACGCTAATCTATCTTGACTTGTGGTTGTTAGATATCTATCCGTAGATAATCTTGTGTATGCATCTTGCCTACCAATAAATCCATCTAATCTTTCTAAAGCGCCTTTTTGAATTAACGGATCGAGTGTGCTTGATAAAAATCTTTGGTTTGCGTCTGTTCTATAATACGCAGGAAGTTGTTGAACTGTTCTTCGCAGTTCACTGTTGCCGTCCTTGACAACTGATTTGTTTTGCAGAGCTCCTATTTCGTTTTCAGCCATTAGTATCCAGCCCCACTACTGCCGCCACCTGATGACGAGCCGGATCCTGATGAATACGATCCTGATGTAGTGGAACCTGATACTGCTGAACCTGTTGTGGTACTAGATGTAGTTGACGCTGTAGCTGTTACTACAGTACCTGATGCACTTAATTGGTTTGCACCTATAGCACTTATAATGGTTACATCATCAACGGTGGCCCCACTGATAAAGATTTCGTCTGCCGCACAGTCAATTTGAAACAGAGACCCAAAACTCTGGCCAGATTGATTAGGTACAATTACCACTGTCAATAGATCGGGTGCTAATTGATTGTGTATGTACGCGGCTAATTCTGTAAAATAAAAAGGATCACCAAAATCCCAGTTGTCTAAAGCAAAAAATTCGTTTATCGCGGCAATAACTCTTGTTTTAATCACAGCATCTGTTACATTTGTTTGCTTGTTTTTTACTACTTTGAAAGTTGCTTGTAATTGTTCATCGGCATTTGTACCAAATAAAATTTTGTATCTTACGGGATGATAAACAATTTGATCTGATAAAGATTTCAAAGGATTTAAAAATCCTGAATAACTTATACGTAATTGGTCAGGTGTTGACTCTGTGGGTTTAGTACCACCATCTTGCAAGAAAATTCTAAACAAATTATCATATGTTCTTTCTAACATGAACACATCTACTATATTTGATACACTAGGATCAATTCTTGTCTCTTGACCAGCATTATGTTTGTATTGGAAACTTATTGAACTTCGGCCTCTTCTTGCCAAATAATCAGTGCTGGTTGAAAGTGTGTTAGTAGTAGAATTATATTTTTTAATAACATTTTCTGCTTCATCATAAAAATAAAATAGTTGATCGTTTGAGTAAGTGTCAGGATTTAACGTTATATCAGATTCATTTGCACTTACAACAAAATTAGTTGCCGCATATGGTCTGTATCTTTCAATATTGTTGTATGATAGATATTTTTCAAAAAATACAAATTTTGTTGTGATTGACGTATCAGGTTCAACTACTATGTCAAATAATTCAGGATTATCAACAACACCGTCGTCGTCATCATCAAAAAATCCTACCTGTATTTTTCTATTGTCCTGATATCCATCTGCCTCAGTCACAGTATCGACAACTGCCCATCTAATAGGGTAACCAATTGAATTGCCCGTTGACACAAGAGAGTTAGTTTTAAGTATTTTTACAGTATCCTTAACAGATTTTCCTGTCTTATAATCAAATATTTTTTCTTGTTTATCGTAATGAAATTTATTTTGTGCTTCGGATTCAAAAATATAATCTAACTTTCTATAAGTTACAGTGTATGTGTTTCCGTCATTGGTTAATTTGAACCACCAGCTGGCATCAAGATTAGTGCCTGATGTAGAACCTGTGTTACCTAAACTGAAAATTGCACTATCACTGAGATTTGTGGCTGTAATTACTTTCCATGTTTCGCTGTCAACATCATATCTCAGACCAAAAGTTTCATACGCCTCTACTCTATCAATTATATCTGTTTTTAATTCGTCTAGGAAAGTGGTTGTCAAATTTGGAAATATAGCACTGGCGCTTGCGCCGTTTGGCACTACATTTGCTAGAGTAACTGGTCCATTTCCTGATTCTAAATTTCCTGTTCCGCCATTAGATCCGTCTCCGTCAACTGCTGCTATCTTAGCCCACAATCGATCTTCGGCCTCGTCTGTGCCTGCGGTGACTAATTTATTATTCAAAAATTCTCGTGTGTCTGGAGACACAAATTTTACTAGTGATCCTACTTTGGCGTATTTTAAGTTGGAAGTGGCAAAATCACCAATGTTGAGAGCTCCACCTGACGTAAAAAAGCCAGTGTTAGTATTGGTGCCAGTGGTTGAACTATTCCATGTTGCATTCAGAGAACTTAAATCTTTAGTTCCGTATTTGAGATAATAAAAGTGTCTAGAGTATGCTTCCTTAATTTTTGCTTCTATGTCGTTGTCAAGTATGCTAGAAATATCATTTCTCCCTGTGAAAGTAAAAGTAAATTGTTGGGTGCTTTCTTCTCTGTAAAGTATACCATCTTCGGCAAACACACTTACATTTGAATATGCGCCTGTTGGATCCAGTATTTCTTTTGCTCTTGATATGCCAGATGCTGATCTGTTGACAGATCTTACTTTGATAATTTCTTGAGATGCACTCAACGGAACAACTTGATAATCCTCAGCAGTCACCATTCTGTTTTGTGAATAATAAACTTGAGCAGCTTTTTCCTTAATTGAATTATTTGATTCTGTAGCTGCACTGTTATACACAGAAGACCTCAGTCCCATTGTCACTGTCAAAGTCTGTTGTGATCCATTAGCATCTAAATAAGGGATACCAATCTGTACATTTTCAATATCTGATGCCTGTATTGCAAATTTTGAATTATCACTTATTCTGTAGTATGTTCGAAAACTACCCAAAGGTAAATTACTAAAGTTTCCATCTCCAAAAACTAGATCAATGTTATCATTATTTTTTGTGACAACATTGTAAATATTTCTTTCAGTTTTTGCCAACGAATTGTAAATTGCATTGTTGCCAGCCAAAGATGGTACCTGCGTCCATTTCTCAATTATTTGTCCAAACTCATCTAATCTAAATAACCAAACATCTGTATTATTAATATTTCTTGAATCAACTGGCTGTACAAAATTTGTAATTGCATTTTCCACATTGAAGTCAAAACTTTGTATCACACCTTGTTTAAACAAAAAGAAGAAACCAGTGTTGTTTGATCCATCACCTGCTCCGTCAGCTCTATATGAATATGTAATTCCTGTACCAAGCACTGGATCAGCTTCATAAATTGATTCGGATCCTGTAATTGTGCTAGGCACTATTTCAAAATCTCTTGGTGTACCGCCAACGTCAGATGCAAAAGAAAATATTGGCAGATCAGTTTGATTTGAACTTATTGTATAAATTTCTGTATTGATGCCACCTATGGCGCCTGACTCTCTTGGCTTGCCAAATAATTGTCCTGTTTGGTTGGCTGCATTCAATATTGATATAAATTGTTCGCGATAATTTGAATTGGCACTATCATTCCAAATAATTGTTTGATTAGATAAATTTGTTCCTGTTGAATCTAAAACATCTTGTGTGGTTGATACACTGTCAATCTTTAACAAACCAGTGGCTGGTTGATTTCTTTTGGCATTATAATTGATTAGACGTGCAAGTCTTAAAATTGAATCTCGTCTTTCCGCAGTCTCTAAAAAATTTTCTCTAGCATTCAAGTCAACTCTAAATGATAGTGCTTGAGCTATATAGGCTATCAGGTCAATAAGTGCAACATATTCGGAAGATTCCACATAATCATTGAAATCATCTGGATAATTTTCACGTAGATAAGTGACCATTGTCCTACGAAGTGTTTCAAAGTCGTAGCTTTTGAAATCAGCTTGTTGAAAGGCTTGATAAACTTTGCGCCATTCTTCAGCTACTAATAATCGGTTTTGTCTTTCTGTTGTGGCCATACTGTTTGTATGGATATTTATGTTTTAAATAAACGGCGTATATTAAGATAGGCGTGAAAGTTGTGATTCGTCAAAATTAAATGCTAATTTTTCAGTGATATCAAGTGGTCTATACGTGATACTGGCTTGTACTCTTATGCCTCTGTCTGCCTCTGTAACCTGAATGTCAGATGCTGTCAGTCGTTCGTCAGCATTAAAATTTTTTGTTAAATCTTCCAATATGGCATTTTTTAAGGTTTCTGTTAGTGGTTCAAATATTGCATCGTATATGATTGTACCAAATTCTGGATTTTCAACTCTTTCACCTTTTCTAATAGATAGTCTATTGATTAGATCCTGTTTTGCCACTTCAAAGTCGTATATTTTATAATTGGATTGTTCAGAACGAGAACTAAAACCTTTGTGTGTTACTGATTTCTTTTTTGATGTTGATGATGTTGATCCGTATGCCATTTGTGTTATTTACTAGAAATATTTCTTGATATTGTTTAGTCCCTCTTGCACAGCGCCTGCAATTTTAGATTTAATAATATTTGTTAATGTATTTTTGATCGCTGACTCAATTGCATCTTTCTGAACTCTTAAATTTTTTAAACTCGCTACATTTAATTTTAAATTTGATTCCACGCCAGTTAAATTTTCAATAGTTTTGAGAACATTTGCTGCATCATTTGGCACACGTAATTGTGATAACACTTTTCTCAAATCTGTATTAACAAGATTTGAATTATTAGCAATAATATTTGCCAACTCTGCACCACTTATATCTGATCTATTTTT